CTTCGCCGCCAGGATGGTCTTGGCGTACTCGGCAGCCCCGTTGGGCTGGATCATGGCCGTCTTGATGAACTCGCCGAGCGCCCCGACGAACGCCGTGCGCAGCCCGATCGCCTGCTGAATGGCGAACTTGATGTTCTCGTTCGCCACGTTGAACGAGTTCACAGCGATGTCGCGCGCCACGGTCGCCATCCGGGTCACCGACTCCTGCTGCAACGAGAGCAGCGCCGCCGTCATAGCGCCTGTCGGCATGGAGAAGCCTCGGGCTGCCGTGGCGTCGATGATCGACTGCTCGGCGCGCGCCGCGTCCTGCATCTCCTTGTCGCGCGCCCGGTTCCAGATTGCGTTCTCGACGGCCACTGGGACGTACCCGCCACTCGTGATCGTGTCGATGATCCACTGGTCCGATCCGGTCCGCACTGCCCCGGCGATGTCCGGGAAGAACTCCGCCAGGTAGTCGATGATCTGCGGCTTCAGGTCGGCGTTGAAACTGCCGAACGCATGGTCGAACGCATCCTTGACGTCGACGGAGAAGTCGGTCGTCGGCATCATCGGCTTGGCGATCGCGCCGGGAATCACATCGTCCGGGATCGGCTTCGCGCCGGAATAGTCGCGGACGATCCCGCCAAGCGCCGCCGCGACGGAGGCGTTCGTTTTGTCGACCTCGGTGAGTGCCCGGTCGGCCAGATCCTTGGCTTCCTGGAAGGCGTTGTTGGCTTCCTGGATGATGTCGTCGACGGTGGTCGTCATGCTGATTCCTCTCTACAAGTCCCCGATGGCCGCCAGGATTCCGGCGACGAGCGTCTGGACCGCATCCCGTTCCGGCGGGTATGGCGCCCATTGCGTGCCGAGCATGTCGGCGACCTCTGAAGCGTGCGCAGGCGGGCTTTCGGCCAGGTAGCCGCGCAGTGTCTCGCCCTTCTCGCGCATATCGGGATACTTCAACCCCGAGAACCGCAGGACGGCATTTTTGTCGAGATGCGGAATTGGTGATGCGAACATGACCCGGAGCGGAGTCCCTGGCGGATCGGACTGGTCCGTGGACTGCATAGGCGTTATTCCGACCACGGCCAGTCTGCCGCGCGCCGCGTCCCACCGCATGCGCAGGATCCCGTAGACGTCGACGCCGTCGATCAGGTGGTCTGCCGGATCGACATCCCACTCGCGCTGCCAGTACAGGCCCAGGCTCTGCCCCGCCCGGACGGCGCCGAATAGGATGGCGTCCACTCTGGACACCGATCGGTGTGATGTCGAGATGAGCGGATGCGCCCGGAGGCTGGCCGGTGTGGACGTGGTATTGTCGAACGATGCCGCCCGGTTTTGTACCAACGGCAGAAGGCGCATGTACTCCTCGACGATCGTCGGAACGGCCCATGTGATCGAGTTGGATCGCGGCGCCGGCGTCGTGCCCGACTTGTAGAACTGCCGATACAGCGCTAGCTCCTCGTCCTGCTCGTAGGAAATCTCAGTCCCCGTCCAGGATGCCGCGATGGCGTTTTGGAAGCCCATGGCGATCGGCGCGACCCTTGTGTCGGCGTGCAGTGGGAGATGCGCCCCGGGGCGATCCTGTGGCAGAGCGGTGGCCATGTGGTTGGTCGACGGTCCCTGATACCAGTTGTCGTATGTCCTGGTCACTTGCTCGCAGTACACGGCATCGTCATCGGCTTCCGGCATAGCGGCAGCGAATACTGCGAACGACTCACGTCTTGTACCGACCTGGAAGTCGCTAATCTCCACGGCCCCGCCATAGTCATCGTATAGGCGGAAGTTGCTGGTCACGGTCCTGATTGTCGTCTCGGTCCATTGGGATAGCTGGACGCCATTCTGGACAGTAACAACCGGCAAGGTCGACGAGAGGTTGTCACTGATCATCTTGCTGAACGGCACGTCGCCAGGCTTGTAGGCGACATCCCACTTCACGGATACGGGATGCGCTCGCTTTACGATGGTGTCCCATTCGGGCCACAACGCATCACCAGCGGCCGGCGCGGCGTTGATCGTGTTTCCGGTCTTGCTCTCCGACCACGCCACCCTGTACGGTGCCATCGTGGAACGGAATGTCGCGTTGATCTCGCTCGGCAGGCGGTACTCGCGATCCGAGAAGATGCAGTCCTCCGGCACGGCGAAGGTGACCGCCCTGGTCTGCACATGCGGCGGGAGGGAGGACCAAAATGGAATCGTATCGGTCCCGTCCCATCCGTACTCCATGCCGAGAAAGCCGCCCGCCGGGTTGGTCATCGTCTCGCTTGCGAAGTTGAACGAGGTCGATGCCACGAACTCTCCGTCACCGCACGAGACCAGCACGTCAAATTGGTTGATCGACGTTTCGACGTGGATCACGGACAGCCGCTTCCCCGGCCACGGGCTCGGGAACGAGACCAGGCGGTAGTCGACGCCGGCCGGCTCCACGATGGCCAGGTGCTTGTGCTCGTGGTACTCCACCCGGACGCCGGTGGCCTCGTCCGTCGCCGACGGCGTGCCGAACGAGCGGCCGCCAAAGGTGGCGACCACCCGGTGCGCCGCGTCGATCTCGTCCTGGCCGATAGCAGACCCGTCGCGGCTGACGATTCGCAACCCCTGCATGGCTACACCCGCCGCCGGTCGCTGGGTGCGACGAGCAGTTCCAGCGCGTCGATCTCGGCGTCGGCACCCGCCGTGTTGCTCAGCTCGAGCTGCCAATAGACGCCGGCCAGGCCCTTGCCGATCTGCACCTTGGCCGGCGCCATCGTGGCCGTAGCCCGCGAGAACGTGTAGCGGTACTCCTGCCCCTCGACCCGGCACGTCAGCACAAGCGGCTGATCGCTCTGCGCGCCAACGTAGGCGGCCGGCACGCGCTTGACCCTGGACGACCCGAGGTTGGACGTGCCGAGTGTGATCGTCATGTCGATCGGCGCCGAGTCGTCCGCGTCGCCGCCCAGGCGGCAGATCCCCGCCTCGTTGGCGCCGTAGTATTCGCCGTCGATCAGGGCGAAGGAGTTGAAGCGGAACCCCTCGTAGAAGCTCCCTGCGCCCGTGTTGAGGTTGTAGGCCCAGCCGTCCGTGAAATCGGCAACGAACTGCAGCCCGGTGAGCACCGAGCACAGCGAGGCGGCAGCCACCGAGTACACCGCGGCGACCGGCGCTGAGCTGGACAGCGCCGAGTTGCTGTCGACGGCGGCATCGAGGAGACGGTAGGCCGACGCCGCATGAACGGCGAGCACGGAACTGTCGGCCAGAACGACCAGAGTGACCGGTGACGACGCGCTGGACGAAGCCAGAACGGCGGAATCAGCGAACGCCAGGCGCAGCGGCTCGCCGATCAGCCCGGTGACGACCGAGACGCCGCTGTCCACAGACACGGCGGCGATACCGATCGCCGAAGCGCTACCAGCGATGGCTGACAGGGCAACGATCGAGGCGCCGCCTGCGCCGGTGATGGCACTGGCGCTTCCTGCGATGTCGCCCAACGTCGCAACGGAGGAATTGCCGGACGAAGCCGATGCCGATCCAGCGATGCTGCCAAGAGTGACCGCGCTCGTGCCTTCCGCGACGGTCGCGGCCGTGATCTCGATGTTGAACAGCGACCAGTAGGCGTAGCCAGAGCTCTCGGAGATCGCACCAGAACTGCTGCCGCTTGTACCAAGCGTCTTGATCCCGACATCCAGTGAGTTCGTGACGCTGTACGCGGTCGCCTCGGAGTAGGCGACGATGCGTGACCACCCCGAAGGTATCGGCATGTGCACTTCGCCTGCGCCCGTGAAGACGGACCACAGGTAAGCCGACACCGACGCATCGCCAGTGGATGTGAAAGCAGCAACGCTTTCCCCAGGGGATGTTGACGTGTTCTTCTGCGCGTTTCCGACTCCATCGGCCCCGGAAAACTGGCAAATCACACCCAGCGTGCTGCTGCTTGCGTGCGACAGCACTGGCGCCGACTCTGATCCATCGGCCAGCCGATACGCGACAGAGGTATTGCCGAACGATCCTGCTGTCGTTTGGCTATCAACGACCGTCCAACCGGCCGGCCACGTGATCGCGCCGGTGCTTCCGCGTGTCGTGACGAACCCGACCAACAAATTTCCGACGACGATGCTTGCCGGCAGGGCGAGCGTTGTGCTCGTGCCGCTGTACGTCGTCGACTCGGCGCCGTTGTTGACGTGAGCGATTGCCATTTGGATCGCCTATCAGGCGTTCGGCATCGTGCGCTGGAACGCTGTGATGGCCGTCGCGATTCCGTTCGTCAGCGCCGTGCTCGTCATGTTCATGTCGGCCCCGGACGTGCCGATCGCCCCGTCCTCGCGGAAGTACGTGGCGGAAGAATCCAGAGCGCCGGCGTCTGCCACGCTGCCGTAGAGGCGGTAGTAGCCGGCCGTCCCGGACGACGCATTAGTCCCGGACCACGTTTGCGAAGCCAGTTTCGACACCGCACCGCTCGACGGCTCGCCGAACTTCAGGCCGTTGGCCGCGTTCACGCCGCCGGCCATGTTGCTGTCGGTCTTGGTGAGCGTCGTCGTGGTCGACGCCACGACGAACCCGTTCGGGCTCGCCCCGGTCCCGGGAAGCGCCTTGATCGTGACCACCGCGCCGCTGCTCGTGGCCGTGTACTCGACGTTCGACCTGTTCCGGTTGATCTGCAGGGCGATGTCGGCCGCGGTCTGGGTCAGCGACGTGTTGTACGGCACCGCTCCGCCGAGGATGTCGACGCTGTTGACGGTGAGCGTGTTGAGCGACCCGGACGCGCCGCCGGTGAGCGTGACGCTGCCGGTGGCGAGGACTTCCGCCGTTCGCGCGGCGCTGTTGTCGGTGATGGTGCACAGCAGGGTTCCGGTCACCGCCGCGTCGGCGCTCGCCGGCTGCGAGCCGCTGTAGATCTCCATCCGCCCGTTCTGGAACAGGTCCTTGTACGAACCGCCCGCGGCGAGGAAATTCCTGGCTGCGGTCGAAAGCTTGATGGTCATGGCGCGCCTCTCAGGAGCTGGTCATCGTGACGGAGCTGGTCACCTGCAGCAGGTCGTCGTCGAAGACCGACTTGGACGACGCGAAGCGCACCGCCGACACGATGGTCCCGGTCGTGCCGCCCTTCGTCAGCAGGGAGGTCATGACGATGCCGTAGACGGTCTTCGTCGCGTTCATCGTGAAGACCGCCTTGCTCGCCGCGTTCGTGACGATCCCGCCGGCTGCCGCGGCCGGCACCCACAACACCCTGTTCGCCTCGTCGTAAGCCGTGCACTCGGTGGCCGCAGACGGGAACGTCGCCGCAGTCAGGCCGGCCACCGGCGTGTAGTTGCCTTCGAACAGCGCCACGTACCAGTTCGGCGTCGGCGAGCCGGCCCGCAGCGCCACGTGCAGGATGTGGTTCAGCCCCTCGGTCGGCACCAGGTTGTGGGCGCTCTCGACATCGATCAACTGGCCGTTGCGGATGTGCTCGATCGTGTGCTCGAAGCCGACGCGCAGGATGGCGCCGCATCGCTCGTGATTCATGGTGTGCCCCTTCTGATGATCTCGGCTTCCGCGTAGGAGCCGCATTGCAGGCTCGACGCCTGCGCGTTGTTGCCGACGACGACGAACTGACGCAGGCTGTCCTTCTCACGGACCAGCGCCGCCGCGCCACTCATGGCGCCCGGGGCGATGCGTTTCTCGGCGACGATCGACGCCTGGCCGCCGTCCCGTCCCACGATGGCCCCTCGCTCGGAGAACCAGATCGGGTCACCCGTGCTCGGAATGCTCGCCCGAGACCGCGCCACAGCTCCGAAGCCGAACACCGTCCGCATGCTGGCTTCCGGCGTGCCGGGGGCGCCGATCCAGTAGGTCTGATCGGCGCAGACATAGATCCCGCTCGTTGCCGCCGCAATCAGCGACACGTCGGCCGGGAACTGGTAGAACTGCCTGCGCCGGTCGACGTGGTCGAAGTCCAGCGCCTCGGTGCCGAAGACCGAGTTGCCGCTCGCGATCCAGATCCGCCCCAGGCAGTAGTCCATGTCGGACCCGTAGGGCGGCGGCGACAGATGCCTCGTGCGCAGTTCCGCGCCGAACGATCCGCGCGTCGACAGGGTTGCCGCAGCCGCCACCTCGGCCACCCGGAAGAACGCTTCGCCGTTCGCCGTCGTCAGGTAGATTCGCTTGGCGACGACGGCTGGATCCGATGGCACGGGCAGGCCGTAGAACCCGATGTCCGCCGGCGACGCGAGCGTGATGCTCGACGACAATGATGCGCCCGACTCCCGGCCGTCGGCCAGAACGTAGGTGATGAGGGCGTGATAGGTGCCCGCATCGAGCGCCCCCGGTCCCTGCACCATCAACGGAGGCGACACCGGTACATCGACGCCCCACGGCGCGAGCGTCAGGCCGTCATCGATCCGCCCGCGGCTGGCCGCCGAGTTGAAGTAGACGCGCCCGTTGACCTCGAGGTAGCAGAGCGGGCCGGAGTTCGGCGCCAGCGTAGCGATCGCCTGCTTCGTGCCGCCTGCGAACAGGCGCCAAAGCGTCTGCCCGGACACGAAGAAGGCGGCGCCAGAGGCGCTCGCCCACAGGCTGTGCGCGCCCGGCTCGGCAAGGAACGGCGAGAACCCCTTGCGCCGGCGAATCTTGCCCGAGTCGAGCACGTCGGCATTGACCGCCCGGCGCAGCGTCTTGGCGTCGAGCTCGTGGTCGGCGTGGATGTTGTCCATCCCCGACGGCCAGCCGTCGTATTTGACCTGATTCATGATCGCGAAACACGTGCAATGGCGAACAGCAGTCCTGACGGATCAAGCTCAAACACTGGCTTTTGCGCCCGAAAAGTCCACCAGACGTTCTTTCCCGGGTCGGCGGCCGATGGGCGGATTGCAGTAGCTACGATTTCGTCGCCTTGGTACGCCAAAGCGTAGAATCCAGGGGCAGATGAAAGCCCGGTCTGCCCGGTGTACGGAAAGCTGGTCGGCTCTTCCCAAATGAGCCCACCCTCGACGGCGTTGCTGGCCATGATGAAGCCCTTGCCAGAAGCCGTCTGCTGCTTGAAGCATGTGAATACGAAACCTGTCGCCGGGTCGAGTTCGCCGTAAGTCGCGAAGCAATTCAGTTGCCACGGAACACCACCTTGCGCCCCCAGTGCAAACTCCTCCACTTCGAGAGTAGAGCGGCGCATGCGGTAAATCCCAGCGAACGGATCGTCTGACCCCATGAGGAGTCCTTCGCGGGTCGGCACGCAGGTGGTTGGCTGCACACGACGAATCGTGTTGTTTCCCTGGATCACATCGATCCGCGGCACCTTTGTCCACGATCCCCCATCGTTGTCCGAGTATTCGATGTCCTTCGGATACGGCGGTGTGTTCGAATGGTGGTTCAGGTAGATCCGGTTGTTGTTGTAGGGATCGAAACAGGCGAAGTGGAAGTGCTGGTCGTTCTCGCCCGTGTCGATCAGATTGCGGACGATTGACCAATTGTTGCCGAAGTCGGCAGAGAACCAGGCCGCGTAGCTATTCGCGTAGTTGGTCGAATAATGGACGGCGATCGCCTTGCCGGCAGGAGTCACGTCGACCCCCCACGACAAGAATGCCGCCGAGGTCGGAGAAATCAGCTTCTGCGACTTCGCGATAGTGCCGGTTCCCCATCCTGATGTTTTCCAGATAGATTGGGATGCGGCAATCAGTACCTCGCCGTCGCCTGCAGGCAGCAGCAGCGTGCCTTTTTCGGTAAACCATGCCGTCGAGCCCACCTGCTGCCACGAGCGGGCAGCGTCGGAGCTGCGCCACAGCTTCGCGTCATCCGAGACACCATAGACGTAACCATCTCCGAGACGCGCGCTGATCGGCCTGGGTTGCATGTCGGCCAGCTCAGCCCATGACGGTGATAACGTCGAGAAGGTCACGGGAACACGACGACGTGCGCGCTGTATACCAACAGAAAGTCGGCAGCGGCGCTCACGGAGCCGATGAACTCCAGCAACGACGCGACGGACGTGTCGACGGTCCCGAGATAAACCCCTGATCCCGTCGTCGCGGTTCCGTCGATTGTTGCGTAGCCCACCTGTTTGTTCGTCGCCCCGACGTTCGCAAAGCTGTTTTGCGACCGAACGAAGGGGGATGCTGTCGAAGCCGGCGGTTTCATGATCAACGACCCGCCGTGATTCCACTGCACCTGCTTCGATGCGGCTGTCGTCCCTCCGGAACGGAACACGTCGGCTATTACCTGTCCTGAAGCCGTCAGCGGCGGGATAGAGATGCTGCCAATGACGGCATTTCCGGTAAACGCCGCTCCCGAGTTTACAGATTCGGACGACACCGTTTGCGATACCGGATTGATAAAAGTCAGAGAGTTGACGGTCGGTCGCTGCAGGTTTGCATACCAGCCAGCCGGGATGCTTGGACTACCGGGGAAGTAGAAATCTGCCCCAGCGACGGCAGAACTGAGGCCGTGCGCGGTTGCCGTCACCGTAACGGTGTTTCCGGTCTGGTCGGCCGTCGCCCCAGCGACCAATGCCGCGATAACGCGCGGGAACGTCACCTCATACTGCAGCACACTGCCAATTCCAATGGCCCGCATTTCGTCAGCAAGGTTCTCCCGCCACGTCATCCCCCTGCGCCTCGGAATGGTCCCTCGTGGGAGACTTGCCACGGCCGATTCGTACGCGAGCGGGTCGATCTCACGGACAAACGCCTCGTGGTCCCGCGGATCAAATGGTTGGTCTTTCATATCCACGCCTTCACTCTGTGCGGCCTGTTGGCGTTGTTGTTGCGCCGATGGTCCGCGTCCGGCCGCCGGCCGAAGTAGTTTTCGAAGTCGGCAAGCCCCTGCTCGGCCCGCTTCTTGTCGCCGAAATCCGAGTCTGGAACCATGTAGGCCCGATACCGAACCCAGCCATCGAGCCGACGATGATGCGCGGCGGAAATCTCCGGCTCGTCGGAGTCGTCCGCCATCGGATTGACCGGTACGCGATAGCACTCGAGCTTCAGCTCCCCGGACGCCGCCACGATCCGGTTGAGCGTGATCGACGAATCGTCATGGATGAAAGCAGTCGGCCGCTCGATGATGTCTCGCCAGTCGCTATTCAGACGATCCTGCTCGTACCGATCAGTTGGCGTAAGCCAGTACGTTCGCCCGCCCTCGACGATCCTCGCGGTGCGAACCTCGACGATCCGCGCCGGCAACGCGATCTCGAAATCGCCGGGGATGAGCGACCGGGGAAGCGTCTCGCGCAGCAGGCTCTTGCGAATCGCCGCCTCTTCAACGGCCTCGTTGAACCAGCGAGTCAGATCGAGATTCGACCAGTTCGGTGGGACGCCCGTGTCGCGCTCATCGACGCGAAACGCGCTGATGAGTTCTGCCAGAGTCATCCCGCAATCCCGAACTGATCAACCAGGCGAACGGCCTGCTCGCGGAGCGCCGAGACGCCGAGCCGCCCGTCGACAGGCGCCCGGTAGTTGGTCACGATGAACTCCCGCAGGCCGTCGCGATCCATTCGGGCGATCGAGTCGCGGACCGACTGCTCCGGCGAATCGTCCCGCTCCGGTTCCCCGGCGACTTGGCCAACCGGCTCCGGCTCTTCCGAAGCGGGCGCCGCAGGCTCCAAGGCGACCCTGACGTACTGGTCCTGGTGGACCAGCATCTTCGCCGCCACTTCCGCGACGACTGCCTTGACCTGTCCGCGCACCCACAACCCGGTGCCGTAGAGCGCATCCAGGTACTCGTCGGTCTTGCCGATGTACTGTACCAACGTCGCAGCCACTTTCGACGCCCCGACGACATTGATTGCTTGTGACATGTGTACTCCTGGCAATCACATGGCCGACCCCGCCGGCTATGCGATCGGTTGCACAGCCGTTACGGCATGCCGACGACCTGGCCGGTCACGATGACGTCGAGGATGCCGACCGCCGAATGGTTGGCTCCGGCATTCGTCAGGATCAGGTACGCATCCTTGGGCAGCACAACCGGTGCCACCGTCGCGCTGTTGACCAAGCGGGCGGTGGCCGACAGCGCCGTGCCGGCAGCGAAGAAGAACGCGTCGTTCTGCGGTACGGCCGCCGAGTCGACACCGTCGACGTACTGGAAGCCGATCTTGCAGGTGGTGGAGGCGGCGAAAGCGTCCGAGATGATCGCCTCGGCATTCTGCAGTTCGGTACCACCATCGATGATCCCGAGACGAACCACGTCATTGATGAGAACCGCCGTCGCCTGGTCCGAATCGACGATGACGCCGCTCGCATTGGTAGTCATGTTGTAGCGCTGGCGCCAGACGTTGCCATAGGGCACGCCGCCATGCCGCCGTTGCTGCCGGATATTCCTCTTGGTGATTGTAGGCATAGTGTTGTTGCTCCTTCTCTGCGTGCGGCCAGATACCTAGCCGCCGCTCTGCGTTGATCAGTTCAGCCAGGGTTACGGCACGAGCCTGACGGCCGTGTCGATGGCGATGGCGCCGTGGTCGGTGTATTCCATGCCGGTGCCGAAATCCATCAGGTACCGGATCTTGGATTTGCCGCCGATGCCGCCGATGAGCACCTCCAGCTTGTCGCCGTGGTCCAGCTCTTTCTCGGACCAGAAGTACGGTTCGCCGGCCTGGCGCGATTTCCCGAAAGCCTCGGCGAGCGCCTGGCCGCCGAGCAGGATCGCGCGGTCGATGGCGAAGGTCGTGCCGAACGCGGCCGGAACGAGATCGGTCGCCGTCTCGGTGGTGCTCGAAGTCGACGCGCACCAACGCAGGCTGTCGCCGGCGAAGAAGCGGATCGGCTTGGGCATCTTGACGATCAGGATCCCGTTCCAAAGACCGGCCTCCCCGAGGAAGATGGGGTGGTTCTTGGCCAGCCCGGCACGCGCCATCGCGTTGGCCTGGAAGGAACGGAAATTGGTGCTCTGGACGATCGCCGTGTACTGTTCGGACGACACGAGCAGCACGCGCAGCGGCGCATCGTCAGCAGCCTGGTCGCCCTCGAACCGGACCCCCTGCGGCGGCAGCGGCATGCTGTCGAGCTTGGTGCGCAGCGCATCGATCACGTCGGCCGTCATGGTATCGGTCGAGGCAATGGTGATCTCGTTGCCGGACGCAACGACCTTCTTCAGCGAACCGGACGACGCCAGGTAGTGCCGGTTGCGCGTCGGCGCCCGAACCGGGTTGATCATGATGCTGGTGAAGTCCGGGTCGTTCGCCAGCGGAATGGCCCACTCGATGTTGTTGTCCGATCCGCGCGCTCCGGCCAGATGCACCAGCGCCGACTGATCCTCGTAGCGCTTCATGAAATTCAGAGCCTGCGCACGACCGAGGCGGCGAAGGTCATGCGGCGTGCGCTGCTGGGTCGTCTTGTCTCCAGCGCTGATCGGCTTGCGGTACTGGTTGATCCGCAGCGAATCAAACGCGAAGTCCATGGCGTCGCCGTTACCCTCGGCGTATGCCGACCCCATGATCGGCTTGCCGCCGATCGGCTGCACCAGGTCAAACTTGACCTCGTCGCCGGCGCCACGAGCCAAGTCCTTGCAGCGGACGATCGGATAGTCGTTCGAAGTGTGGAAGCGCAGCTTGTCCTCCGAATCCGACTGCTGCGGCATCTTGCTGGCGAGACGATTGAGAATGGTCAGGCGCTGCATGCACGCCGAGAACAGCGCGACAGACTGCAGGCTGATCGCCTGCGGGGCCCCGTATGGGATGTAGGTTTTCGGCATGGTATAGCTCCAGCTAAAGGGATCTGCGCGCCATCACGGCGGGCTCGGTCTTGGGTTACAGGATTCTCGACACGACGGCCTCGATCTGTTCCGGCGTCATGCTGGCGAACTTGACGGATTGCTGCGCCGGGCTCATGTTGAGAATCGCCTCCGCCTCGTCGTGATGCGGCACGGACGCAGACGGGATTGCCGACATGCTGTTCGGTGCGGGGGATTTGGCCTTGGCGATCGCCGCGGCGGCCTTGGCCTCGATGTCTCCGCCCCTGTTGGCATCGGGTTTCGGCGGTGGCGGACTGACGTACATCTTGACCACTTTGGCTACCGCCTGGGACAGCGCATCAGCCGGCGCCGCGCCGTTGTTGGCGTAGAGCGCGCTCAGCGCCTGCACTTGAGCGATGGCTTCGTGGTTCGCCTCCGGGCCGGTGTGATCCAGGAACGGATAGTCGGCGATCGCCTTGGACGCAGCAGCCTCGACCGCCTGTTCGGTAGCGCGCTGCCTGGCCTCGGCGTCACGACGTTCGATCCTCTGGTACGCCGCCTCCTCGGCCCTGCGCGTCAGTTCGGCGTCGATCTTCTCCTGAATCTCGGCCTCGCGGGCCTCGTCTTCCGTGAAGACCGCTTCACGCAGTTCGCGGCGCAGTTCCTTCAGGTCGACCATCGGGGTCGTCGCCGGCTCCGGTGGTTTCTCGGCCTGCTGCTGCGCAAGAGCCTCTTCGGCCTTCGCCTGCCAGTACCGCGCCTGCTCGCGAGCGCTCTGAAGCTCCTCGAACGGGATGACGTGCTTTCCGTCCTTGGCCAGAACGACCGGGCTTTCCGGCGGATCGCCCTTGGCTTCCGCAGGCTCGGCCGCCTGCTGCTCCGGGTTCGTCTCTGCTGCCGCAGCGTCGGGCGGAACGCTGGAAATTTCGCCCTCGATTGATCGGCCCTCCGCCAGGCTGGCCTGATCTTCGGCACTCAGTTGCTCGAACTCTTCCGGATGCTCCAGGAAATAGTCGAAGTCCTTGCTCATTGCTGCACGCTCCATCTACGGGAGTCGCCTGCCCTCACGGCAGGCTATCCGGTCACATATCGCCGTGAAGCGGGATGTGAGCGGTGGTTGCCACAAATGGCCTGGCCCCGAGAGGCCAGACCTCCATCTGCTGCGGATTGCGCGCCATCACGGCGGGCTTTCTGCCGGCTGAACTCCGGCTGCGCTATGTATAGCGCGCGCCGGTCATGATAGGAAGCGCTACCAGTCCATCCAGACGATGCTGGTCGCGGTCGTCGCAGCCATGACACGAGTCCCGGCAATCTCGAGTTGCGTGCCCGCCGGGACAGCCGAGAACGTCACCGCCGCACCGTCTACCGCCGACTTGACGACGACGTTGCCGGTCCCGCCGATGTACAGCCTCTTGAACTGCAAATCGGTGCTATCGCTCGGTGTCACGGCGCCGTAACGGGTGGCCGCGCTCGATACGCTCACGTTGCTCATTGAATGTCTCCTGGTTGTGGCTCCTGACCACCTTCGATTCCGGACCGCAGGCCGACATCAGGGTTTGCCGGCAAGAGCGGCGACGTGTTGCGCGGCAGATTGGCCGACTCGGAGCCTGCCGGTGCCTGGGCGATCAACGGCGCTGCGTCGTGGTCTGGCATTCCGGCTGATCGAAGGATCTGGTCTGCGGACTGAGCGACACCGGGGATCATGGCGATTTGATTCGCGGCCTGCGTCGCACTGAAGAAACCCTCAACAGCCTTTGTCGCGGCCTCGACTGCGACCTTTTGCACCTGTGCGTCGATCAGCGGCTGCTGCTGCTTCAGCCTCTGCAGTTCCAGCTCGTACCGCGCCTTGGTGAGCGCCTGCTCGACGGCCGCCCTGATCTGTTCCTGCACCTGCTCCGGCGTGGCGCTGGCACCCGCGTCCTTGATGGCCCGGATGAGGTCCTCGCGGTTCGGGATGTCCATGAGCGCCAACAGGAACGGCAGCATCAGCGGCTGGAACTGTGGCGGCGCCGCCTTGAACGCCTCGGACATCGCTGCGAGCTGCTGCTGCTTGAACGTCGCCGCAGACGGAACGTTGTCGACCACCACCTTGGTCTTGACGCGCTCGATGTCGTTGTTGAGATACCGCATCCCGGTTTGGTCGTCGGTCGCGGGCGAGTTGAGAATCACCGTCCTGTCCGGCCGGATACCGCCGCCGTTGATGAACACGGACTCCTGCTTGCCGATGCCGTCCTCGATGATCAGCGACAGCAGCAGATCGCCGACCGCCGTCCGGGCCGTTTTGAAGTTGTCGAGGATGTCGGCCAGGCTCTGATTGCTCTGCTCGACCTGGGAGTTGAACTGGATGCCGCTGGTCGTGTTGGAGTTCTGCCCCTGGAACTCGGAATAGATGCCGCCGACCCTGCGCAGACCGTCTCGGGAGTCCTGCAGGCGCTGGAACTGCTGCTGCGTCAACTGCAGATCGATTTCGACCTTGAAAATGCCTCCGTCGCGCATCGCCTGGTCGTCGAGCTCGATGTCTGCGTCCGGCCGCGCAACCTCCTGCCTCAGTTGCTCTGCGCTGCCGAGAACGGCGCCCTTGGTGCGCACCACGCGTCGCGCCGCCATCAGCCACTGCGATTTGCTGTGCAGGGCGTTGATCTGGTCCTGCAGGTACATCATCCCGCGCGCCAGTGCGAATGGGACGCCGGTACGGTCTTCTCTCTTCCCCCAGAACGGGACGTAGGGGAACCTGTTGTGCCGGTACGGGCTTGGCACATCGGACAGCTTGTGCGGCCCCATCCACCAGGCCAGCCGGACCCGCGACACGATCGCCCACTGCAGCTCGACCGCACCTTCCGACACGACGAGCTGGTGCATCGCATTGCGCTTGTCGTACTCGACCACCCGGCCGTCCGGCGACTTGATCACCAGCGCGCGTTCCCAGCGGCGATACCAGACCTCGAACAGGCAGACGCGGCTATTGTGCAGGTCGCGCCACTCCTGCTCCTCGACCGTCCACCTGCGCTCCTGGTCGGCAGACACGTACAGTTGCGCCGAATCGCCGCCATCCAGCGTCAGGGAACTGTAGTCGAGTCCCAGCCACCCGGAGCTGGCGTTATCGATCAACGTCGCCCTGTCGGGAAACATCAGCTTCGGAATCCGCCGGTCAAACCACTTGCGCCGCACCAGATAGCGCGCGTTGCTCATGTCCGGCTTGGCAAACCAGTCGTAGAAGATCTCGTTGCGATGGACCGCCTCGACGACGTAAGGGTACTTGAACGGGTCCTGCTCGCGGCCGACGTAAACCCACCCGAGACCGACCTTGATCTGCGGCGCGAACGCATCGGAGCATGCCGTATCGGCCACGGATCGCGTCTCGGCCTGGTGCAACTTGTAGTTCAGAGCGTCGGCAACATCGTCGCTGTCATCCTGCGAGTCGGGCACCACCTTCCAGTCACCGCGGTTGCGAACCTCGAGCCCGAGAACGGCATCAATCGTCGGGCCCATCAGCGGCTCCACCGCCGGAGGAATCCCGAGTTCGCGCATTTGCCCAAGAATCTCGCTGTCGAGCTGGTTGCCGTCGCAGTAGTCCATCTCCTTGTCGGCCTTGGTGCGCCACGCCGGCTGGTCCCGGATCTCGTCGAGGAATTGCGTGAACTCCTCCAGCGAAAGCTCGACGCCATCACCTCTGCCTGCCATCCCTACAACCTCCAATTCGATGCGCGCCTTGACGATCGCGACGACTCCGAAACCGTTGCCACAACGAATGTGTCACCCCGGTCCGCCACCTGCCCGAACTGCCGGAATCCGTCCGCGCCGTGAGAGTCGTCATTGTGCTCATGATCGTCCGACCAACAACCCCGAGCGCGGTCCCAGCGCTTGCGATATCCCGACAGCCGCTTGATTCCTTGCTGGCATCCCGACTCATCGAACAGGCACGACGCAAACTGTCGGCGTGTCGCCTGGATGCCGGCCATCAGTTGCGTCACGCGCGGCACCACCCGGAAGCGCTGGCCGGGCAGCAGCTCCTCCAGCATCTCGCGAATGCTCTGGTTGTGATCCGCGTCCTTGCCGATCCGCTTGTGGTCGGCCTCGTGCGGAAGGTAGTGCGTGCCGAAGACGAAGCCCGTGCCCTGCAGCAGGGTCGCATAGTGGTCCAGGTCCTCGCCGCTCGCCTCGTAGTACCGGAGGAATCGGTTCTCCGGCCCGACGCGCTGGTGGAACCAGATGCACGTCATGTCGCCCTTGCCGATGTCCCAGAAGGTGTTCACCGGCGCCGAGACGCGCGGCAGGCTTGGCAGAATGCGGCCCTGCAGGCGCGCCGTGGCGATCTGCGTCGCGTAGTAGCAGCCCTCCATCGACACGGAAAATGCTTCGTCCGGATAGGACGGGTATTCCTGCCACATCAACGGCGCTTCGTCAGCAAAGTCCGCACGCCGTGTGGCCACATACCACGCGCGCTTGCGCATCGAGATCGGCCGCCCGATGATCGACTCGACGCGCCGGAAATACTCGTGGTCCTGATCGGTGATGACCACCAGATCCGGGTCCAGCTCGTACTCGTCGGCGTCCCACCAGGAGAAGAAGTGGAACCGGTAGTCCTTCTCGCTCAGCGTCCGCCCACTATCCGCCGTCTCCTTTGCGATCTGCGCCAGGTCGTAGAAAGCCCCGTCCTGACCCTCGGCGGTGCTTTCCACGACCAGCACGCCGGATGCAGGAACCGCCGGGATGGAGCCCGTCAGAACCTCCCGCGCCTTGAACGGATACTTGGCCGCAATCTTGCCGAGCTCGCTGACGTGGAGTCTGTGAATGGTTCCAGACCGCATCGATGTCGCGACCCGGATCGTCGCGCCGTTGTGCGCAAAGACCAGTTCCGTGGCGGTCTTCTTCTCGAGCGGGAATTCCCGCCTAAGCCAGGCCGGCAGGTGCTCGTAGGCGAACACGACCTTCGTCCGGAAGATCTCCTCCGCGGCCTCGCGCTCGTGGGCGATGATCCCGCAGTACACCGGCCCCGGGGAAAACAGTGCCGTGTCGAGCCACAGGATCGCGATCAGCGTCGTGATGCCGCGCTGTCTCGCCTTCAGCACCAGATTGCGGTGCCACAACCGATCGACCAGGCGCTGCTGCACGACGTTCGGCACGAAACGCACTACCAGATCGTCGTCGTTGTCGCCTTTCGTGATGATCCAGTACAGCCGGCTCAGGCGGTTGTCCGGGTCGTCGAGGATATCCCGTATCGCCTCGAGGCTCTCAACGTCGAACGGCGCGTCGGCAGGCTGCTGTCTACTCGCCGCCGGCACCGGTTGGCTCCTGCCGATCACCTTGGCTCTTCTTCGGCCCAACCACCTTGCCGCCGAGCGACGCGAGCATGTCGCGTATCGGCGTGGCCTGCTGCTCGTTGTCCTTCTCGTACAGGCCCAGGTGCTTGGCCGCCTTCTCCAGCGCCGCGTTCTTGTCCCAGAACCGGTACTTGATCCGCCCGCTCGCGTCGATCTCGAATGACGCCACCGCTGCGCGTGTCGCATCATCCAACTCGTGCGGCAACTTCACGCGCCCGTCCGGGTGCATGATCCCGGACACATCGGAGTGCGCCAGCTTCGCAATCTCGTCGAGCACGCGCGCGGCTTCCAGGGTCGACACCTTTTCTGCTGCGGCACGCAAGGTGGCAATCCTTCGCTGAACCTTCGCACTGGACGCCATCTCAGACGCCTTGACGTGGACGTGCTCCCGCTTCCATCCCAATGAACGCGGGTACGCGTTCCGGTAAGCGTCGGACAGGCTGGACCCGGCAGCAACGGCCACAGCAAACGCTTCCTGCTGTGGCGTCAGCCCATGCTCGTTGAACCGGCTCATGACTTTGCCCGATACCGCATGTAGCGCGGGTTCCTGGCCACATCCTGGACCACGTCGACCAACCCCCATCGTCTCAGACACAGGAGCGCCCAGGCCACCGACGGATGCCTGAGCTTGAGAGCGCAGCGGATCTCGCACTGCCTCCTGAACACAGGCTCCGACCGCAGATAGTCGAGAACCAGGCCGGTCGCGGTGGTCTGCGACCGGCTCACCTTGCCATATGCGCTCTCTCCGGATTGCACGCGATGCTCTCTGGTGAGTGCCGACAGCTGGGCGGCGAGGCTGTAGGGATCGTGCGTCATGACCGAACAACTCACAGCCCGGTCACCCGCACAAACAGCGCGCCACCGGGCACCGTCGGCCCGCGTCGTAACGCTCATCAAGGACGCTTGCACAGATCACCGCCGCCCCTCCTCCATTCCGTCGAAACGTCCGCCACGAGCTGTCTCGCCGCATTCCTTCCACGCCTTTCCGCCACCATCCCGTAGTACCTCGTGCGCTCCCTCTCCGGCCACCGCATGACGGTCCGGGCCTCGCAACGCGCTCTGTGCGCCTCGCTCCAGGTGCAGTCCGGCTTGTCGCATGGTTTAGGCCCGCACATCATCAACAACCGGCATTGGCAGCCGCTCCTGTATCACCAAGACATCCTGTAGCGCCATGGACTCGGCAGCTCGCCGAGGCATTCCGGCATCAAACTCAATAATCGCCGCGCGCTCCTCGTAGTGCTCGCGCAGGTCGGCGCTCAGGTCGGCTAAACGGATACCCATTGCAACCCTTCCCACCTCCGCCTCAGTTTGCCGTCTTCGGTGCAGATCCCATCGGCGATGTGTTTCTGAAGAATCGCCAGCAAATCCGCGTTGCCTGCCGATCCCCGGCGAACAGAATCCAACGCTGTCTGCGACCGTGGATTTCTTGCCCACAGAAGCGGATCGAGGCCTCCAGAAAGCGACTCAAGCACCATCGACGGACTCGCTCTTTCCTTTGGCGTAATCGTCTGCTTCGCCCTTCAGCCTCCGCAGCATGTCCTTGATGGTTTCCTTGCCAACCTCAGCCGAATGCGTGTGCCCGGGAGCAGGAAGCGCCGGACGCCTCTCCGGTATCTCCGGCCACCGGCCCAGAGCGAGTTGGTCGCCAAAAGCCCTGTTCCACTCCGGTTGCAGTTCGCGCAGCGTCTTGCGCGAAAGGTCATAGCTCCCGATCTTCACGGCAGCCCAATAGATCGCCGGGTGGCTCCATCGGTCTGTTCCGGACTCCCTTCTGCCCATCTGCTCGACAGCCTCCATCAGCGCCACCTGATAGTCGCTAGACGGCCGGCAATCCTTGAAGAATTCGGCGAACGACGGCGGCCATTCCCTTCTCCTGCACGCCTTGAGCCCTGCTCGAACCTCGTCCGCTGTGACGCCCTCATCAGCAAACCCTTCTGCCCATGCTGTGCGCCAGTTGGCGATGGCCATGTCGTTTGCAAATGCCGCCCGCCACTTGTTCGGATACAGGCCGTCGAGCCGATTGAAAAGGTGGTCGATCAAAGCCAGGCCATCGAGCGCTTGGCGCGGCTCAAGCCAGTCGTTCAGCGGTGATATCGATGATGTTTGCAGTTTCACTCTGCCGGATCCGGTTGCGGTTGACGTGGGCGACGGGGTCGAACTTTGCCGCTTTTGCCGGGCCATCCCTCGGCTTCGGCTCGACCCAATCCGCCTTGAACCCAGCCCACCCTCGAGCACAACAGGTTGTCAGCGCCACCCCGACCGGAATGCCGGCCTTTGCGGCCTCTGCAACGACAGCCCGAAGTGCCGTACGCGTCGATGCCGCCTTCTTCGCTTTGCGCAGTTCGAGGTAATCGGCCGCGGTTTGCTGGTCTGCACCTTGCTCGACAAGAAATCTCGCCGCGTCGAAACGATCAGCGGCGACAGCCGCCGGCGGATCGGGTCGCGCCTGTACCTCTGAACTTGCCTGATGATCTGGTGTTGTTTTTTCCTTTCCTTTCCTTTCCCTTCCCTTCCCTTCCGGTAGTGAGTCCTCAGTGAGCACTCCGTGAGTCCTCAGTGAGTCCTCAGTGAGCACTCCGTGAACGACGGCGCATTCATCATGAGTCGAGCAGTTGTCGACGGCTGCAGTCTCCGTTTCGGCGGAATCATCAAGACCTTTTCCTGAGGGCCCGTCCGGTCCGGCGGCCAGGGGTAGCGGCGCAACGCGCGGCGGCCTGGGGTAGCGGGACGTTGATGGACGGTTTATCAGTTGATGCTTCCAGCCGGTGACGTACCACCAGCCACGACCCTCGTGCTCAAACTCCCCGAGAAGCCCTTGTTGGATGATCTCGCCGACCATCCGTTTGACGTCATCACTGGTGATGTCGTCGCCAGGGAAAACCTCTGCTTTCAGCGTTTTGTACGCTGCTGGGTGTACGCCCATGTCGTCACAGAAATTCCACATCCCGATGAACAGCAGGCGCGCGTCGCGCGACAACTCCATCACCTGTTCTGCGGTCCAGAATTCCGGCTTGATGGTGCGTATTCTGGCCATCAGGATCTTCCTTCCACTATCGCCAGTGCATCCTCGACCGAGCACGCGACACCGGCCAGGCCGCCGGCCGCGACCGTCTCGTCCAGTCGATCACGCTGCTCTGGCGTGACCGTGTTTCGCCTCGACGGCGTCTTGACCTCAATGCGAAAGCGGCGAGGCGGACACCCCTTGAGTCTGCCGACGATATCCGGCGTGCCCGCCTCACCCCACCGGCGCCAGGCCGTCCGAGAGCCATCAGGGCGCACCATCCGCCCGGACGACACGCCGACGACGGCAACCTCCAGTACCAGGGGATGCGCGCTGAGGGCATTGAAGATCGCCGTCTTGATGTCCTTCTCGAGCGGCCGTGGCGGTTTGATGGTCCCGGGCCTGCGGCGCTTTGGCTGCTCCGGCGGCTCGAACAACACCGGCTGCAGATGACGCATCGCGAGCATGTCGGTCTACTGTTTCCTTTGCCCGGACATGATTCCTGTCAGCCGCGAATGCCGATCAATCTGGCCTTCGGAAAGATGCTCACGTCCTTCGCGCGAGCCAGACCGTCGGACACCGGAACCTCCTCGATCGAGAACTGCAATAGCTCTTCGCTTTCTCTCGCGCGGCGCTTGAACTTCTTCTTGGCATGCTCCGCGTTGGAAGCGAAGCATGCCGTCGCGCAATGCACGACGAATCTCCGATCCGAAGGGTTCACCACGGTCTTCTGCCATACGGCATCCGAGCCATTCTTCCGCCGTATCACGGCGTCCGGAGCTTCCTGTCTGACCAGCTCGGCGTGATGCCGCAGCAGGCAGGCTCTTCCGCTTTCCTTCACCACGTAGTCGACCAGGTACTCGCAATACTCGGAGACGTCGATCACATACGTGAGCTTCGCCCGGACCTCGTCGGCTGACGTCCCGATCACGGCGTACTCATTCCGTATGATGATGAGGCCGTCAGGCGCCATGGCCTTGCCCGTCACCATCACCCGGTAAATCTGGCCTTGAACGACTACCTTGTCTGTCATTTCCTCATCCTCGAACACTCATGGGTGTTGAATGTGATGCGAACATGTCCAGCGTGTGCGGGCACCGCGGATCAGGTATCGGCTGCCCTGCCGGCACGAACGCGATGCACGTGACGATGCCGTCAATCTCGCGCCACTCGACCGCCTCTTTCCGATAACCAGCAGCGATGATTTCGCACAGATCGTCGTCGTCGCACTCATCGAAGTCAGCGCCTTCGCGCATCGCTTTGTCCCGCGCGCAGTGCTGGCAGAATTCGGTGAGGATGTAGATACCGTCGTCGCTGGACGACGGGATGAACTGGTCACCGGGCAACGGTCCTGGCGTTGGGAAGTAGCTCACGTCTGGCGCATCCTCGACAGCACGTAGGCCCGCCAGTCGCAAGCCCACTGCTGCGTGGCGGAGAGGAAGGAATACTGGCGGCGGAAGCGGCGAACCCGGCGTTTCATCAGCTACCGTCCAGGCCCGAGGTAGATCGGAGCGTCGAGCATGTGGCGCAGCTCCGACCGATACCCGGCGAGCGCCGCCAAGAGAGGACCGAAGAACAGGTTGAACAGACGTTCTACCCGCCTGCGCGCTTCGCACGCGGCGACGTACTGCTGATACTTCGGTGCCGACTCGATCAACCGGCGCGGCTGATTGGCTTCCATACCCTCCCCCTCGTCAGTTGTTTCGCCAGCCGGCGTGTCCGCTGGCCCGCTGTGGTCGTCGGTCGCAATCATTCGAAGTCCTCGCTCCCAATCTCCCGAATGGCACGCAACAGCACCGCGCAGCCGCTGCAGACGAGCGCCCCTGCGACCGCTGGGATCCCGACGAGAACCGTCAGCAGGATCCGAACGCCCACCAGGATCAGTTGCCGCAAGCCCGTCCGAAGGCCGCGCCGATCGCCGGCTGGCCTGTACGGAATAGTCCATTCAGTGTTCTCCATCGCTGCGTCGCTCCTTCAGGTGGTCAATGCCCCCAGTGCCGGGGCTCCGTCCTCCATACCCAGGCGCACCAGGCTCGCCGACGGCCTGCACCGGCTCGGCCACTGGCCCATAAACACCGGACATGGCCCGCCTCATGAACGCCCGCACGTCCGGGTGCAACAAACCGTAGGCGCTTGATAGGACGTGGAATCCCAGGTATTCGGCGAGCGGCATGTTCGCCGCAGCCGCCCGGGTGGCGAGATCGGCCGCTTCCGGTACCGGCAGGGATACCTGCATGATTTCTCTGGGATTGCTCATGCCGTGGTTCTCGGACCAAGGTTGGCCGCCTCGGGGCTGCTATGAACCAGCGATTGCGGCATAGTCGCGAGTACTCCCATGAGCGCGAACCGCAACAGATCACGACAGGCCTGAGCCTCCGAAATGCCATGATTCATCCGCCGGTAGCGATGCAGCGCGTCGTACAGCTCGTCCTCGACGCGCGTCTTGATCTCGTTGCGGAAGGGTGTGAGCGGGCGTGCCATCGGCCCCCTACCTCGTCAAAAAAATGCCGGCCGACGCGGTGTGCTCACGCGTCGGCCGACGAAACCCGGCGGGGCTTGCCGGGGGGGGCAGGAAGGAATGGGCGGCCGTCCGCAGTTCGATAGAATGGCGATGCCACTCGACCGATCCACCGAAAGGGACAACCATGGATGTTTCATACATCGGCGCCACCGTCAGCGCTCTGAGCGCTGCCAAAGACATCGCCAAAGCCGCTGTCGGTATCAGGGACTTCAACGCGTGGGCTACTACGGTGTCGCAACTCAACGAACAGATCCTCAAGGCTCAGGACTCGCTGTTCTCTCATCAGTCTCAGCTGATAGCTCTCCAGGAAGAACTGCGAAAGGCGAAGGAGAGCTTGCGACTCGCCGAGAAGTTGCTGGAGGACAGAAGCCGCTACGAGCTTGTCGAACTCTCCGCCGGCGTCTTCGTATATCGCAACAAGGTTCTGGACGTGCCGTCCGCGACTCATACGGAGGTCCGCCACTTCCTGTGCCAACCGTGCTTCGATGCTGGCCGAAAGGCCGTCCTGATCCGACACGAGAGCCACACCACTATCTGTCATGGCTGCCCTCTCTGCCACGTGGAATATCTGGAATCGACGAAGAAATGCACGTCGGACTCACGCCCAGCGGGCCATTGGATGGCTTAGGGCTCATGCCGCCTCCTCGACGGGAATCGCACCTGCGCCGTCGGCCAGCTCTGGCCAGATTCGCGCCCAATCGTCCGGCCGCAGATCCCGTCGCGTGACAGCGCCACCGGTCGCGCGCTCGATGTCGGCACAGCGTTCGATGGGGATGCTCCCCCGGCGCTTCCACTCCCAAACCGACGGTGGCTTTACGCCACACAGCCGCGCTACGGCTGTGACTCCGCCAAGCGAATCGATGGCCTCAAGGACTTTCTTGTTCATGCGACACATCTTAGGCCCGCCTAAGCCTCTATGTCAAGTACACCGAATCCTTCGCATGTTAGGCTTCCCTTATGAGCACACTGTCTGAGCGAATTGCTGCCGCTCTAGCGCAGTCTGGCTTGAGCCAGGCTGAATTGGCTCGCGCTTGCAAAGTCACCCCGGTATCGGTGAACGACTGGTTGAGCGGGAAGACGCGGTCGATGAAAGCAGAGACCGCTATTGCAGCGGCCAGCGCGTTGAATGTCAGCGCGTCTTGGCTGACCCATGGTTTCGGCGACCCCCAGCATGGCCAACAGCGGAGTAGTGATCGACGCAGCCGAGCTGTCGAGGTGTCCCCAGGCGACAACCGCCTCCCTATCCGGCGCGTCAGGTTCAAGATTTCTGCCGGGATCAGTGGCTACGAAATCGAGTACGACGAAGGCGATGGAGAGAGCGAGCCGATCTTCATGGCCCGCCGCTGGTTCGAGCAGCACCGTTACCGCCACGACCGCCTGCTCGCCGTGAAGGTGTCCGGCCGGAGCATGGAGCCCAGCCTCTACGACGGAGACCTCGTCATCGTCAACCTAGACGATACGCGCCTCCAGGATGGCCAGGTCTTCGCCGCCAACTACGATGGCGAAATGGTGATCAAGAGACTGAAGCGGGAGGCGGGCTCCTGGTATCTCGCATCGGACAGCCTGGACAAGGTCCGATTCCCGGACAAGCGGTGCTCAGACGGTTGCGGCCTGATCGGGAGGGTCGTTTACAAGCAGAGCGAGCACATCTGAGGTGCTAGGTCGGCGCCGCCACCATCTGCGGCGCGGCGATACTCAAAGAGACGAAGGTGTAGTTGGTGCCGCCAAGTCGAACTGCCGCGGGCGCCATCACAAACTGCACGGAGGACGCCGGGTTACAGGTCTTTTCTTGCGGCTTCCATCGCGGCGGAACCCCATGCTCTCATTCGCTCAATCAGGTTGGCATCAATCGAAGAGCAGCAATCTACCAGCCGGCAGCGGTCGAACAGCAACCCGCCCTTCGCTGCATAGCTTCCCCAACGTGCGCGATTGACTGCTTCTGTCACAAAAAACGCTCGCATCGGATCAAGAAGAAAATGGCCGTCGACCCACGTCTTGATGAAGGCGTCGGGCTGCAGCTGACATAGACCCTCAGTCCATGATGTTCCGGTCTTGCACTGCCCGAAGACGACAATCTGCGCGGCCGTCTTATCGGCAAAGGGAATCCAACCGACGACGTCCAGCTTGTCGTCATTGGCATTAACCTGGGCGTCGTCAATACTCCTGAAGCCGCGAGCCTCGCCCAGATCACTGCACAGCGCGTGCACCCTGCCGCCGAAATCACCACTTCCAGCGGCCGTTCCGAACACCATCGACTTGGCTCGATCGCCGCCCAGATACAGACGCAACACCCAAGCCGATACGGCCTCGAATAGCAATGTGTCATCGATCCCGGCGTAGGTGCGCGACTTTTTCATGTTTAATCGCGTGGCCAGCAGTAAGTATCGGTATAGAATCGCCTGCGTACTGTCCTCGCTGCCCGTGTACCGAACAACACTACCGACTTTGTTGAGCCCGAATGGATACCCCCCCCGACAGGCGCGCTCACGACGTTCGATTTCATCCATCACCTCGTCGACGTCGTCGGCGTTTTGGTCGTCGATGTCTTCGCAGCCAATGTTTGGTTCGCTCTCACCCTCGCGCCCAAGGAACGCGGTGATCTCGCGGGCCGACACGACGCCGTATGCACAAGCCATTAGCTCCGCGAAATCCGCAAGTTCGTGGATCTCTGCCCTCGGGGATGGACGTGCTGGCAACTTGAACACACCGCTACTCCGAGATACGCCGCCTCTTGGCTCGGCCATCCTGCTCGGCGCGCTTACGTTCCAGTTCGACATAGATATCGTCAGCCATATTGGCGATCGATCCAGCGATCCTCAGCAGTTGCTCCGAGTTGTCGTAACCAGTAGTCAAGTAGGCGCGAGCGGTGCTCAGCTCGCGTTTTGCTGCCAACATGGCGGACTCGAAGACCGCCTTGGGCGGCCTGCTGATTTCGACCGCCTTTTCCAACGGCGCCCCAGCCCGTAGCGCCTCAGTGGCTTGCAGGTTTCCAAGCACCGCATTGAGGTTACGCAAATCCGGATTCTGCGATCGAACGACAGGCGAGACTTGATCCCGTTTGCTGCCATAAAGCCACCGGCAGAGCTCGCCAAGCTCGGCGATGTTACCGCTTGGCACGGGATTCGCTGACTCGTCTTCCTTGGCCGCAACGCCTAGAAACTCGGCAATCCCTTCGTAGTCCAGACCGGTGTACAGGTGGGAAAATGAAAGGTGCCTGTTGTAGCGGTCGTCGCGATCGAACACCTTGGCGCCCTCCGCCTGCTCGAGCACCATCAAGCCTCGAAAAAGACGCTGGACCGTGCGATGGCGATCGCCGATCTGATTGGCGATGTCTGCGAGCGACACCCCGTACTTGCGGTGCACATCGGCAATATAGACTGCCTTGGCATAGCTACCCCACTTCGCAGGCCCATTTACATGCTTGAATCCAAGGTAGCGCCAAGCTCCTTCCCGGGTCTCGATAATCGCTGGCAGTTCGTCCAGAGCATTTCGCTGAATCTGAGAGAGAGGTGGAGCCGACCAGTGTCTTTCGGCGGCCAGCGCGGGGCTTCTCAGCGCCTTCACGGCAGCCAAACGGCGATTACCCTCGATCACCACATACTTGCCATTTTCCTCGGCGACGATCAGAGCCTCTTGCTCAAAGAATCCGCTGGCCGCGATCGACTGGACCAGTTCCTGGACATCCATGGCATCCCAAAGAATCTCCAGGATCTCATCTTCTGTCAGGATGTCGTCAATGCCGTACTCGGCCAGCCGTGGATTCTTTGAGTCAAAATAAAGTAAGTCCGTCTTAATCGGCTGGATGGTCTTTGGTTTCATGATTGCAGCTCGACGGTTGAGTAGGCGAGATGCGCCCGCCTTGCCGACCTTCCGGCTGTGGGGACATAGACATGGTGCGGTGCGATTAACAGCTCGTGAGCCGCACGCTTCCTTTGCAGCGAATAGCGAATGGGTAGTATGTCGATCTGGTGCTCGGCGTACAGATCTCTAATCAGCGGTTCGTCATCGTATGAAACGAGCCATGGAAGAACCCGTTGTGTCCCAAGATACCGCGCCAACTCGGCATGATCACCAGGCCCGTAACCGTTAAGATAGAGTTTCCGCCCCCTAACCAAGTACGGCGGGTCGGCATACACAAATGCCCGCGCCCGGTCGACGGGAAACTCTTGCTTCAGGAACTCGATCGCGTCCAGGCCGGTGACGTGAATTCGATCGCGAAGCTCGCCCAAAACCCTAACCCTGGCTACGAGGTCGACGCGATTGAAGCGAGCATCGAGACGCCACTCGCCGCTTTGGTGCAGGCCCCCAATCGGGCCTGCACCTTTCAGCACGCCAGAGCGATTGCAGCGATTCATGTAGAACGCCGCAAACCCCAAAGCGAACCTGTCGACTGAGTCGCCCGCTGCGCAAATAGCGTGCTGGCGCCGCCACTCTTCCACGTTCAGGGTCACCGACTGGATCTGGTCGATGAAACGCTCGTTCTCATCGAGCAAGGCACACCAGAGGGCATGCACTCGGGGATCGGCGTCGTTGATGTGGACGGCACGGACCCTGCCTGTGCACAACAGATTGAGCCCCGCCCCTGCCCCACCAGCATAGGGCTCGAAATAATCGCAACCGATCAACTGGTTGATCTCGAGCAGATCCGACAGGAAGTCGGAAAGACATCCTTTCCCCCCGGGGTAGCGTAGCGGGCTCGAAGGTCTCATGACGAGTCTTTCCGGGCAGACGTTCCGGCACTGTAACGCATCGATTTCCTTGTCGCCATTCCTAGTCAGTTACTTCCTGCCACGCATTGTAACGCCCCACTCTTGTCCACGGCCTTACTTCTGCAACTTGCCTGACACCCCGCTGGGCGGGCACCGGCGCGCTTTGGTGGTTCCGTGCGGCAGCGAGCTACCTAGCGCGCCCTGTTCGCTTGGTATACCGAGCACCTGCGCCGGGGTGGCGATCATGACGCGACGATGGACGATCTCATCGGCGAGATGATGGCTGAAGACGCAGCCGGCGGCTACTCCTACCGCCCAGGCACGGCATAGCATTCACCTTCGCAGATTCCGCTGTGCCCACTCCCGCCCCGCGCGGGATTTTTTTCGCCTTTGTCTTGGCGACCCCAGCTCAACACCCTCCGACATTCCGCACAACCTACCGCGCCATCCGCTCATAGCCGCTCGCCCGGCGCGGACGGGAACTGGCGCCGGCACGCATCGGCTCGGACAAAACTTAGGCCGGCCTATTGACAACAGGCTTAGGCCGCCCTAATATTTCCCTAACGGTTCGCACGGTGCATCGCCCAGCGGACATCTGGTGGCAGGGACTCACGACTGATCTCCTCCCTGCGACTCAAGGCTGAGCAGACCCAGCCTGCCGAGTGAGCCGTTGCTGTTGAGCGCCCTCCGGTGCAAAGCCTGCCAGGAGTCGCGCCCCTGTTCCGGACCGAAGGCCCCGGCCCCGAGGACGCTCACCAGCAGCCAGCAAAACGCCCGAGTGGCGCAATCAGCCGAGGCAAGACGGCCGTCGAGGACGGCATGAGCCGACAGCGATACCACTGGCACAACGGCCGGCGGCAGCCGGCGAGCTTCAACGAACCGAGAGAGGGAACGAAATGGCGACATGGATCCTGCTCGCTGCGGTGCTGATCGTGGTCCCGGTGTTTGCCGGGCATGCCATCGCCGCCGGCCGCGGGTGCGAGGAACGGGAATGAAGCCCATCTGGGTTCTTCTCGCCCTCCTGGCCGCGTTCGGCATCGTCGGCCGCATCGACTACGACGTCGAACTGCTGTCAGCCGAACTGCGGGCGGAGTACGTCCGGCAGTTCGCTGCGCAGCGGGCTGGGGTGGCGAAATGAACGCTCGCGGAGACCTTCCGGGATTTGGTGACGAGGCCACGTGGCCGGCTTGTTGCGGCGCGCATGGCGATCCACGCCTGTCCGGACCAGAGCCAGCCGATGAAGTCGAGCAGGCCCAGGACCTGATGGGGGAAATCCGCGAGCAGATCGACCGCGCGGAGGCGGCGGTGTGCCGCCGTGACTGGCAGACCTACCGGATCGCCATCCTCAACGCGCACGACTTGGCCGGGAGCCTGTTCCAATGAACAGCATCATCACCATTCGTGCCAGCTCTCTCGGCGCCCTCTTCGATTGCCCTGCACGGTGGGCGGCAACGCACATCGATGGTCTGCGCATGCCGAGCAACGCCAAAGCTACGCTTGGCAAGGCCGTTCACGCCAGTACAGCGGTCTTTGACCAATCGACCATCGACGGCGCAGGAATCACCGTTGACGAGTCTGCAGCAGCCGCCGTCGACGCCATCACGCACCCCGATGACGAGGTTGTGTGGGGCGAAGATAGCCCGGTCGATGCCGAAAAGATCGCAATCAGCCTGCACGCCAAATACTGTCAGCAGATCGCGCCGACGCAGCAATACACGGCTGTCGAAGTGACGTGCGAAAAGCTGGAGATCGCCGACCTTGGCATTGCCCTGTCTGGATCGACAGACAGAATCCGTAGGGTTGCTGAAGGGCAAGCCATCTGCGACTTGAAAACCGGCAAGACCGCCGTCGGCAGCGACGGAACGGTCAAGACGGCCGGCCACGCCTTCCAGATGGGAGTCTACGAACTGCTGGCGCAGCACTCTGCCGGCGTTCCTATCACCGGCCCGGCGCAGATCATCGGCATGAATACCGCCAAGACGCCGGCCTCGCAGCGCATCGGCACCGGCGAGATTGTCGGCGCACGTGATGTGCTGCTTGGCGACGGCGAATCGCCGGGCGTCCTTGAGCACGCATCACGACTTATCCACAGCGGCAGCTTTTTCGGCAACCCCAAAAGCATGATGTGCCACCAGGCATATTGCCCGATTCATTCCACCTGCAAATTCAGGAAATAGCCATGAACGCACCAACAGACCTTGCCTCCCTGCGCGCCAACCAAACCGCAGTGCGCCTCGCCGACATGAAGCCCAAAGAGCAGATCGCCTACCTGCTCAAGCAGAAGGCCGGCGAAATCGCCAAGATGCTCCCCAAGCACCTGAACGCCGAGCGACTCCTGAAGGTGGCGCAGATCGCCGCCACGACGACGCCAGCGCTCGCAAAGTGCGACGTGGCCAGCCTCGTCGGCGCAATCGGCCAGTGCGCTCAAATGGGCCTCGAGCCAAACACCGTTCTTGGCCACGCCTACCTGGTCCCGTTCAACACCAAGCGCAAGGACGTCAACGGCGGTGAGCGCTGGGTGAATTCGGTTCAGGTCGTCATCGGGTACAAGGGTCTTATCGACCTCGCGCGCCGCTCAGGGCAGATCGTCAGCATTGCCGCGCACGAGGTTTGCGATGCCGACCGGTTTGAACTGGTCTATGGCTTGGACGAGAAGCTGAACCACACGCCGGCCATGGGCAATCGCGGCGAAGTCATCGGCTTCTACGCGGTCGCCAAACTCAAGGACGGCGGGCACTGCTTCGAATTCATGAGCCGGCATCAGGTCGAGACGATCCGCGACGGCTCGCAGGGATTCCAGCAGGCCAAGAAATACGGCAAAGAGGCGGCGCACCCATGGTCCGCTCACTTCGTCGAAATGGGCCGCAAGACGGTGATTCGCCGCCTTGCCAAGTTCCTGCCGCTGTCCGTCGAATTCCAGACCGGTGTAGCGCTGGATGCCATGGCCGAGTCCGGGAAGGACCAGCACAACGACGACATCGACGGCGATTTCATGGTCACGGCAGACGATGCGCCTCCGAACATCGACTACGACACCGGCGAAATTACCCATCCGCAGCTCGACCACAAGCAACCTGCAACCATCCCGCAGCAGACCGCTGTTCCAGAGGCTGTCCGGGCGACGCTGGACGATGACGCCCGTGCCCATCAACAGGCGCTGGCCGAAGCCCTGGCCAGGGAAGAGCGGACCGAGAGCCAGCGCCGGCGACGCGAGCGCGGCTCGATGAGCGTCGAGTAACCACAAGATACCGAGGAGAAGCGGCAGGCCGGCGCAGAAGCCAGAATCAACCCAGGATGGGCACGACATGAGCGCAACGACAAACACGATTTCTCTCTTCCGGGCGGCGAGCATTGGCGAAGACCATCCGCCTCTGATGACCATCAATGCCCACGAACAGATCAGCGAAGCACCCTCGCTGAGCGCGGCAAAGGATCTGCATAACAGGCAGGGCGTCGCACTCGCTGACGCCTTGTTGAGGTCACTTCCTGGCGGAACGATTGATGTTCTGTTGATCGAGTTAATGCGCCGCAGGGCGTCGCTGCTCGCCGTTCCGCTTGTGATCAACGGGGCGAATGCGCGGGCTGACGCGCTGACATCAACGTGAAGTTGCGGAGGGTTGAACAAGAAGCTCCGCAACAGGCCGGGGATCAGCACCGGCCGCCCCACCCAACAACCGAAAGGACCACATGGCATGAATGCACCAGATGACGTCAAGGCCGTGCTCGGCATGACCGCCGACACCGTCGGCAAGGATCTCCTGACCGCCCTCCTCCAGGAAATCAGGCTGCTCCCCGATGTGTGGGTCAAGCTGCCCAAGGGGAAGCAGGGCGACATCATCGACCGCCTCCGGGACCGGGTGACCAGCAACGTCCGGATGGCCGTCCACCTGATGGCGTCCCAAGGGCGAACGGTGGTGGTCGGCGATCTCGAACAGATCACGATCAAGAACGGAACCAAGGCGGTGATCAATATCGGCCGTGGTGCCGAGTCGCTGCATGAGCTCTACGACGCCCAGGGCAAGGCCGTCCTGATCGTCGTCGCGGACGCCGGCGATCACACAGGCGGCATGGATGAAATTCAGGGCGAAGCCGATCAGCGCGGCCTCGACCTCGGGCACGAGTACCACGACAACGATGGCGGCGGGATGGACAAGAGCGAGAACGACCGCGGCACGACGATCGATGGCGAGGTACCCCGATTGCCCGCGCCCAGCGACCCAGGGCCTACAGCGGAGGAACGGAACCAAGCCTTCGACGATGGCTACGAGGCCGCCGCCGCGGGAAAGCTGGAGAGCGACTGCCCGGTCATCAGCGGCGAACTGGTCATCGAATGGCTGCGCGGACACCGAACGTTCCACGCAGGCAAGAACACCAAGGGGAGGAAGGCATGAAGATCACCGGCATCCAGACCAAGAACTTCCTCGGCGCACGCGAAGTCGACCTGAAGCTCACCAAGCCGGTCTGCCTCGTCGTTGGGCCGAACGGCTCCGGGAAGAGCAGCCTCCATGAGGCGGTCCGCCAGGCGCTTACCGGCGAGTCAGTCCGCGTCCACCTGAAGAAGGACTACCAGAAGCTCGTGACCGACGGCGCCGAAGTCGGCTACGCCGTCGTGGATCATGACGGCGAGCGCTCGGCGATCACCCTGCCCAACGGAACCCACGAACACACCGGCGACGGCCGCCCGCCTGCCGCCGTCTCTTTCTGCCTCGACGCACAGCGATTCGCCAGACTCGACGCCAACGAGCGCCGGCAGTTCCTGTTCGGCCTGATGGGCCTGCAGACGGACGGCCCGTCGGTCACCGCTCGCCTGGCTGCCAAGGGTTGCGACCCAGCCAAGATCGAGCAGATCGCTCCGTTCCTGCGGTCGGGGTTCGACGCTGCGCACAAAGAGTCGCAGGCGAGAGCGCGCGATGCCAAGGCGTCATGGCGCGCAATCACCGGCGAGACCTACGGCAGCACCAAGGCGATCACGTGGCGTGCGCCAAAGCCGCCAACCCGCAAGCAAGCCATGCAGAGCGCCAGGGCAGAGATCGCCATCCTGTCGCAACAGATCAGCGATGGAACGAGCGCAGTCGGAGAGATGCAGGGTCGCGCCAAGGCCCAGGCAGAGCAAAGCGCAAGGCTGGCCGGCCTGCGCGAGCGCGCGGGCAAGTACGCCCGTATCGCAGACAACCTTCGCAGAGATGAGGCCGAGCTGAAGGAGTGGCAAGCAAAGGTTGAGCAGGAGGAAGGCAAAATGGCGCGGGCCAACAAGCCGGTCGGCCCGACCTACACCTGCCCATCGTGCGCGGCAACGCTGCGTCACCACAACGGCGCCCTGGTCGTGTTCCACCAGCAACAGGATGCAGTTGCTCCTTCCGACGCCCAAGAAAAGCTCCGCGAGTACCGCAATGCGCGCGACGTGCTCCACAGATCAGTCGAGAACGATAGGCGCGACCTTGCCAGTGCCGACTCAGCGGCAAAGGCGCTGGCAGAGATCGAAAGCTCTGGAGCTGAGCCGGCCCCGGCGCCAGAAGAAATCGCAGCGGCTGCTGCCGGCGTCGCGGCGACCAAGAAGGAACTCGCTGCGATGGAATCGAAGCTCAAGGAACTCGAGGCGGACGAGCGCCTGGCAGAGCAAGCCGACAGGCGCACGGAGGCGGCGCAACGCCACCACTGTGACGTTGCGCAATGGGAGTCTGTTGCTGATGCCTTGGCTCCGAGCGGAATCCCTGGCGAATTGCTGTCCGAGGCGCTTGGCCCGATCAATGAGCGGCTGGCAAGATCGAGTTCCATCGCTGACTGGCTGCGAGTCGGTATCCAGGCGGACATGACCATTGCGGCCGACGGAGGGCGCCCCTACGCGCTGCTGTCCGAGTCCGAGAAGTGGCGCGCCGACGCGATGATCGCCGAGGCGATCGCCCACCTGTCCGGGATCCGCGTCCTGACGCTCGATCGGTTCGATGTCCTCGACCTCAAGGGCCGTGAGGATCTGCTGTATTGGCTCGACGAGCTCGCCGACACCGGGGACATCGACACGGCGTTGGTCACCGGCACTCTGAAAGGCCTGCCGGCACGCCTGCCGGAGCGGATCGAGGCGCACTGGATCGAGAACGGGCTCGTCGCGAAGATCCGGGAGGCCGCATGAGATTCGCCACGCCAGTCGGGGCCTACGAGATCGACTCCGTCCCGAGCCAGCCGCAGGTCGCGCATTGCCACGGGTTCTTCGTGCACAACGACCGGCGCGGTCGAGGACTGGCGCACGATCTGAAGACCCACCAGAACCTGATGCTCTCGCGACTCGGCTACGACTTCGCCACCTGCACCGTTTGCCGCAGCAACGACCGTCAGAAGAAGGTCCTGGCTCGGGCTGGGTGGCGGAGCCTGGCATCGTTTGTCAGCAGCAAGACCGGGGAGCAGGTTGAGCTGTGGGGTTACGAAATCCCAGAGGCGTCTCGCCTCCAGGCGGCCACATGACGGCGCCGCCGATCGGCAGCTTCATCCGGCCCGTGCCATCCGCGCTGTACTGCTACCAGGTCATCAAGGTCACCCCGGAGAACGCAAATGGTCCGGAATGCCTCTTCTGCAAGCGCTTCGGGTACGACCCGCAAACGCAGCGACCAGTGCAAGACGGACACCAGGACATTCACTACCTGCATAACCTCAAGCAGGTCATCGACGGCGTGTGGAAAGACGAGTGGGAGTTCGACACGCCCCGCTGGACATGCGTGCCGCTGTACTGGCGGAAGATGCACATCGACGATGTCAAGCGCGCCGGCGGCTACACGCCTGCGATTCAGCTATCGCTCTTCTGAGGGAGCAGCGTGAAATGACCGCCATCTTTGAACTGCCCCTGCCATCCGAAACGCTCAACCCTGACGAGATCGTCGAGATCACAGGCGCCAAGACATGCGACGGCCAGCGCTCCTGGCTCGACACCAACCGCTGGAAGTACCACACCAACCGTGCAGGACGGCCGATCGTTGGCCGGATGTATGCACGGCTCAAGCTCGCCGGGATCGATGCCTCGACACTCGCTCCGCAGGGCTGGACGCCGGATTTCTCGGGGATACGCTAGAGTAAACGGCATGAACCGTCCGAAGACCACATCGTCAGACCTTCCGCCGCGAGTGATTCGGCGCGTGCGCCGCCTGAAGTCTGGCAAGCTGTGGGAAGGGTTCTACTATTGGGCTGCCGCCGACAAGCGCGAGATACCTCTCGGCACCGATCGGGTCGAGGCGCTGCGCAAATGGGCCGAACTTGAGGCGGCGCCGGTACCGGTCGAGGCGGGGACCATGCGCCTCGTCTTCGACCGCTACGAACGCGAGATCATCCCGGACAAGGCGTCAAAGACCCAGGCATCGAACCGCCTCGAACTGGCGCGGCTGCGTAGCGTGTTCGATTCGGCCCCGATCGACGCCATCACCCCGCAGCACATCGCGCAGTACCGGGACAGCCGGATGACGAAGGCGCGGACGCTGAAGGACGGAACAGTCATCCCGGCCAGGCGCGCCACGATCGCCGCCAACCGCGAACTCGCGCTGTTCTCCAACGTCTTCAACAAGGCACGCGAGTGGGGCTACACGGCGAAGACGAATCCATGCGCCGGCGTCGCCAAGAACAAGGAAACGCCTCGCGACTTCTACGCCGACGACGCGGTGTGGTCAGCCGTCCGCAATTGCGCGCCGGCCGAATTGCAGGATCTGATGGATCTGGCCTACCTCAGCGGCCAGCGACCGGGCGACGTCCTGCGGATGACCATGCGCGACGTGGTTGACGACGCGCTGGTCGTTCGGCAAGGCAAGACTCGCAAACAGATTCGCATCCAGCTCAACGATGCAGACGGCGGTCGCACCAAGTTGGGCCAACTCATCGACCGGATCAAGCGCCGTCCGGTTTCCGGGCTGTACCTGGCCACGACAGATGCCGGCAGGAGGATGACGGTTGGCATGCTTCGGCTGCGGTTCGTGGCTGCTCGCGATACTGCGGCGAGCCAGGCCGAATCAGCTGGCAACGCAGAGCTTGCAGCGCGCGTCCGGCAGTTCCAGTTCCGCGATTCGCGCCCCAAAGCCGCCAGTGAGATCGCTGACCTTGGCGAAGCCGCCAAGCTGCTCGGGCACTCCGACAAGGAACTGACCAAGGTCGTCTATCGCCGGATCGGCGAGAGCGCGAAGCCGACTCGATGAGGGTTTCGGAAATCGTTTCCGAAAGTTTCGGAAACGGCCCGCTCTGGGCCACATGCCGAACGAGAGTTGGCAGATAACAACACGAATAAAATCAATTCGTTGCTGGCGGAGAGGGAGGGATTCGAACCCTCGGTAGGCTCACACCTACGCCTGATTTCGAGTCAGGTACATTCGGCCACTCTGCCACCTCTCCGTCGGGCGCGAATATTAGCACAGGAACGCTCACATGCCACCTGTCGCGAACCTGGCCGCTGGAACTTTTCTGCGCTCGCACCCAGCACGTCCAATCGCCAGCCTGACGCCGCCGGCAGCCACAGGCGGCGCCCGGGCCCTCAGGTCGCCGCGATCGTCGCCATACCGCCAAAGTACGGACGCAGAACCTCGGGAATGCTGATGCCGCCATCGGCATTCTGATAATTCTCCATCACCGCAACCAGGGTGCGCCCGACAGCCAGACCGGAACCGTTGAGGGTATGCACGAGTTCGGTCCGGTTGCGCTCGTTGCGGTAGCGTGCCTGCATTCGCCGCGCCTGGAAGGCCTCGAAGTTGGAGCACGACGAGATCTCGCGGTAGGCGTTCTGCGCCGGCAGCCACACTTCGAGATCGTAGGTCTTGGCTGAGGAGAAGCCCATGTCGCCGGTGCACAGGGTGACTCGCCGATACGGCAGTTCGAGCAGTTCGAGGATGCGCTCGGCGTGACCAGTCAGTTCCTCGTGTGCCGCCTGCGAGTCGGACGGGGCAACGATCTGCACCAGTTCGACCTTGTCGAACTGGTGCTGGCGGATCATGCCGCGCGTGTCGCGACCATAGGAGCCGGCTTCCGAGCGAAAGCAGGGTGTGTGACAGACGAGCTTCAACGGCAGGTCCGCAGCGGCCAGAATCTCGTTGCGAACGATGTTGGTGACCGGCACCTCGGCGGTCGGAATCAGGTACAGCGGCTCGGCGTCGGCGCGCGGGATGCGGAAGAGATCCTCCTCGAATTTCGGCAGCTGCCCGGTTCCCGTGAGGCTGGCGGCGTTGACCAGATACGGCGAGTAGACCTCCTGGTAGCCGTGCTCGGCGGTATGTGTATCGAGCATGAACTGGGCAAGCACGCGGTGCAGGCGCGCCAGCGGCCCCCTGATCAGGCAGAAACGCGTGCCGGCGATCTTGGCGGCGGTGGCGAAGTCGAGCTGCGCCAGCGCTTCGCCGAGGTCGACATGATCGCGGACGGGGAAATCGAAGCTGCGCGGTGTTCCGCAGCGCTTCATCTCGGCATTGTCGGCATCGGATCGGCCCAGCGGCACGCTCTCGTGCGGCGGATTCGGCAGCGTCGCCAGAAAATCGTCGAGTTCCCTGAGCAGATCACCAAGCCGGGCTTCATTGGCCTCCAGCTCTTCCTTCAGCGCCGCCACCTGTTGCATCAGAGCGGTGGCATCCTCGCCACGCGCCCTGAGCCCGCCAACCTGCTTCGACAGGCTGTTGCGAGTCGCCTGCAAGTCCTGGGTGCGCGTCTGCAGTTGTTTGCGCTCACTTTCGAGCCGCTGAAAACCGCTACGGTCGAGGCTGAAGCCACGTGTTGCCAGCCGCTCGGCAACGGCATCGATGTTGTTGCGCAGCAATTGGATGTCAAGCAT